CAGACAATATGATTCGACAGAAACAACTATGGCGGCGAATGGAACACATTATAGAACAGATGTTGTTGGTGTGATACCATCCGTAATTGACAAGTTGTATTCTGAACGTCGTGTGATTAAATCTGATATGATTACACTTAAGAAGAAACGTGAAGTGGAAGTTGGTAACGATTTAGATAATAATATATCATCATTACATAATCAGCAATTAGCTATTAAGATTATGATGAATGCATTATATGGTGCTATGGGTAATCCTTACTTTAGATATTATGATTTGAGAATTGCGGAGGCTGTTACTTTATCTGGTCAACTGTCTATTAAGTGGGCAGAGAAATATATGAATGATTATATTGATAGTATTTTAGGAGCAACTGGTGGTGATTATGTTGTTGCTATTGATACTGATTCATTATATGTTAATTTTACTCCTTTAGTTAGTAAATTGGGATTACCGGTTTCTGATAAATCTAAGGTTGTTGATGTTTTAGATAAGATATGTAAAGAAAAGTTTGAACCAATGTTGTTATCTGCGTATTTGGATTTATATAATTATATGGGTTGTTATGAAAACAAGATGGTTATGTCACGTGAAGTTATTGCGGATGTTGGTATATGGACATCTAAGAAACGATATATATTAAATGTATATGATGATGAGGGTGTTAGATATTCCACACCTAAATTGAAGATGATGGGTATAGAGGCTGTTAGAAGTTCTACTCCTGAACGATGTAGAGAAAAAATTAAAGAGTCTTTGGGAATTATAATTAATAAAAATAATGATGATTTAATAGATTTTATTGATGAATTCAGATTGGAATTTAAAAAAATGGATATAATGGATATATCATTCCCACGTGGTATTAATGAAGGCATTAACAAATATTATAGTAGTAGAGATGTATATATTAAAGGTACTCCAATACATGTAAAGGGTGCTTTATTTTATAATTTTTTACTTGGTGATTTGGGGTTGAATAGTAAATATCAAACTATTAAATCGGGAGACAAGATAAAGTTTTGTTATTTAATAGTACCGAATCCTATTAATAATAATACTATTTCTATGTTGGATGTGTTGCCGCCAGAATTCAAATTAAATAAGTATATTAATTATGATGTTCAATTTACTAAAGCGTTTTTAGATCCAATTAAGACAATAACCGACTCTATTGGTTGGGATGTTGAACATAGAAATGTTTTAGATGATTTTTTATAAGGAGAGAAGTATATGGGGTTAATGGAACGAATGAGGAAGAGTTCTACTTTACAAGATAGAATTTCCGTATTGCAAGATTCTATTTATTTGAATGACAATGACGTAGTGACTACTAAAGTTCCTGCTATTAATATTGCCTTTTCTGGAAGTCCTTTTGGTGGATTTAGTTCTGGGTTAACTATGATTGCTGGACCATCAAAACATTTTAAGACGGCATTTGGTTTATTATGCATGAAATCGTATATGGATAAGTATGAAGAGTCTATATGTATATTTTATGACAGTGAATTTGGTACACCACAATCATATTTTGATACATTTGAGATTGATACGAGTAGAGTGTTGCATGTTCCTGTTACAGATTTAGAGGAACTTAAATTTGATATTATGAAGCAAGTGAAAGAAATTAGCCGTGACGATAGAATATTTATTATGATAGATTCTGTTGGTAATTTGGCATCGAAAAAAGAAGTTGATGATGCTCATGCCGAGAAGAGTGCTGCGGATATGACTAGGGCGAAACAATTCAAGTCATTATTTAGGATGGTTACACCACATCTCACATTAAACGACATTCCAATGATTGTTATTAATCATACGTATGATACACAAGAAATGTATTCAAGACAAGTGGTGTCTGGTGGTAAGGGTGCATATTATTCTTCCGATAATATATGGATTGTTGGTAGACAACAAGAAAAGGTTGGTTCTGATTTGGCTGGTTATAATTTTATAATTAATATAGAGAAATCTAGGTATGTTAAAGAGAAGTCAAAGATCCCTATAAATGTTTCCTTTGAGAATGGATTAGATAGATGGTCTGGGTTACTTGACATGGCGGTGGATTGTGGTATAATAAAGAGATCTGGTGGTTGGTATAATCTTATTGATTTAGAAACTGGTGAGATTATAGATAAAAAGTTTAGGGGGTCTACTACTAATAATATAGAATTTTGGAAACCCATACTGAAATCTGAGAAATTTTTAACATTTTTAAGTAATAAATATTGTATTTCTAGTAATAAGAAACTTATTACAGATACTGATTATTTGTTTAATGATTGAGGGGTATGTTTATGGATGAGAGTGAATGTGCTAGAGTTATGTTATCTGATGATGTAGTGAACGAATTTAAAGAATTATTTGAAGTAGTAGAAAACGAGAATTTTGATTATTATGCTATTAAATTTTCTAAAGGGGAATATGTAGATGTTGTTTATAAATATGGTAGCATTGAACCAGAAGAATCTGAGGATAGATTAAATATACAATTTGAATATAATGTATTGGTTGGTAATTCGGAATATACCATAGAACAATTAGATGAGTCTGACGAATTTAAAATAGTTGTTGGTAAGATTTTGAATTTTTTATTATATGAATATCTAGATAACAAAGAGAGTGAAGATGAGTCTGACGGAATTGACAGTATTGAAGAATCTGATAAATAATGATGAATATTGTAGGAAAGTAATACCATATATAGAAAGCGAATATTTTAGTGATGATAGATATAAATTAATATATAACATGGTTGATGAGTATATTGTGAAATATAATAATCGTCCAAGTTTAAATTCGTTATATATAGGAATTGATTCTATGGATGGAGTAGAATCTCTTTATACATCTACAAAGGATGTTATAGATGTATTAGGTGATTGTGTTAAAGAAGATTTAGAATATTTGTTAGATACTACTGAGGAATGGTGTAAGGAAAGGGCATTATATAATGGTATTTTAGAATCTATTGGTATAATTGATGATGATAAAGGAACTAAAGATAAAGGGGAGATACCAAAGATATTGACTGAGGCTCTTGCTGTATCTTTTGATAATAATGTTGGACATGATTTTGTTAATGATTATAAAGAGAGGTGGGAATTTTATCATCGAGTTGAAGAAAAAATACCATTTGGTATTGATAAGTTCAACAAGATAACTAAAGGTGGTCTTTCTAGAAAGACTTTAAATATTGCAATGGCTGGTACTGGTGTTGGAAAATCTTTATTTATGTGTGATCTTGCTGCCAGTCATATATGTAGTGGGTTTAATGTTTTGTATATTACATTAGAGATGTCAGAAGAAAAGATTGCAGAACGTATTGATGCTAATTTACTTGATACTCCTATACAGAAGTTGTCCGAGTTACCTTTAGATATATATACAAAAAGAATTGAAAGGGCTAAATCCAAAATAACTGGAAAGTTGATAATTAAGGAGTATCCAACAGCATCTGCATCTGCATCTCATTTTAAACATTTATTGAATGAACTGTGGTTGAAGATTTCATTTAAACCTGATGTTATTTTTATAGATTATTTGAATATATGTACTTCATCTAGATTAAAGAGCGGGAGTAATGTAAATTCATATACATATGTAAAATCTATAGCTGAGGAATTACGTGGACTTGCTGTTGAATATAATGTTCCTTTGGTTAGTGCAACCCAAGTAAATAGACAGGGGTTTGTATCTTCTGATTTTGGATTGGAAGATACTTCAGAAAGTTTTGGGTTACCGGCTACTGCGGATTTGATGTTTGCATTAATATCTTCTGAAGAAATGGATGATTTAAATCAAATTATGATTAAACAATTAAAGAATAGATATAATGATCCAAATATGACTAAGCGATTTGTGGTTGGTGTTGATAAGTCAAAGATGAGATTATATGATGTGTCTGATTCGGCACAGACTAATATATCAAACGAATCTGGCGGACAGAATTATACTGGTGTCGGGAATAATAAACGTATTGGAAATGTGGAGATAGTATTATGAGTAAAGAAGAAGTAGTGGGAACTGTTGAATTGAGTGATGTTGAGATTAATAACGAAAGCGTAAATATAGAAAGTGAAGAAACGGAAGCAACTGACGATTTTGAGGTTATTGAACCGACTACCAATTCGGCTTTTGTTTCAACATGGGAAAATGCAATATCTGATGAATGGTGTGATAAGGTTGTGAAGTTCTTTGATGAAAATGAGAACGATCATACCGATACGGCACATCCCGATTATCGTCAATTCACAGAATTGAATTTATTTGATAATGAGTTGGTAGATGGTAAGGAACCAACCACACAACCATCTAAACTTTCATATGACTTTATGTCAATGATATATGATTATATTGAGAGTTATCGTAGATTTTATAATATATCATTTTTTCCTAGAAATGCTGCCTGTGAAGAGATTAGAATTAAAAAATACAGTACAGAAAAGGAAGATTTTTTCAACTATCATGTAGATGTTGGAGATCATCCATCTGCAAGAAGGTTTTTAGTTATATTTTTATATTTAAATGATGTTGAGGATGGTGGTGAAACTATATTTCCTGAATATGGTATTAATATTAAACCCAAAAAGGGCACTATTGCAATATTTCCTCCATTTTGGACACACCCACATGTGGGTGATGTTCCAAAGTCTAATGATAAATATATTATGGGCACATATATGCATTATTTAGATGGTGTTCTTGAAGAAGTTGATAAATCTGAAGGGGAAGATTGATGTATACTTATAATGCTATTTTAAAACGGATAGTTGATGGAGACACCTTAGATGCTTATATTGATTTAGGTTTTGATGTGTCAGTTACAAAACGAATAAGGTTAATGTTTATCGATGCGGCAGAGTCAAGAACGAAGTTTCTTGAAGAAAAGGAATTGGGGTTAGCAGCCAAACATCGATTATATGAGATAATAGAGGATAATGATGGTGAGTTTATTATAAAATCTCATGGTGTTGGTAAGTATGGTAGAGTTCTTGGTGAGTTGTTTATAACAGAATCTGATGATAGAAGTATTAATGATACACTTGTTATGGAAGGATTTGCTGTGCCATATGACGGTGGTTCAAAGATGGAAATGGATGAAAAGTGGGATATGTTGCAACGTAATCGAAAGATGTTTCTTGAAAGCCGATTGGAGTAATGTATTACTATTATATAATAAAAATACATGATAGTAGAGTCAAGGTTGGTATTACTAAGAATACAGATCAACGGATTAAGTCTTATAGAACGAGTGATCCAACTTTGAGTTATTATAAAATTTATAAACTTGATATTGAAAAGAAGGATGTTCTTTATATAGAACGTTTGATATTATATGAATTAAAACGATGGTTCACTTGTAGATCTGAAACTGTAGAATCTAGTAATATTGAAAATGTAGAAATTATTGTAGATGGTCTTATAGATGAACTATATGTTCAAAAAGATAAATATATATTTAATAAGTAGGAATTAACATGGTTAATGAATATAAATACGATGAGATAGATTTTGGATTTACTGCGGTAGATGAAGAAGAATTAGTTAGTATAAAATCAACAAATGATGAAGTTTCAAAAAAGATAGATACTACTAATGTAGAAGTGAAATTAGTATTAGAAAAGATGGATGTTTTTTTGGAGAAACAAAATGATGTATTACGTGAATTGTTATCTACGAAATTAGTTTATGAAGATAAATCTAGTAATATTGATATAACTAGAGAAGTAATCGAAGATAAATTGTTGAAGGTGGAACGTATGATTATGCCTTTATTATATAATTTAATGAAGAACGAAGATAAAGATTATATTTATTGGCCAAATCGTGAAGTAATAATAAAAAAACAGATTGATGAGATTTTGTTATTAACTGGTGGGGATAGAGATAATGAGTAAAGAGATTACTTTTTCATTTGGTAGATTGAATCCACCAACAACAGGGCACGGCAAATTATTAGATGCGTTGGCGTCTGTGTCTTCTGGTGAATATAGAATGTATTTATCAAAGAGTCATGATTCTAAGAAAAACCCATTAACTTTTTCTGACAAGTTGAAGTATGTGAAACAGATGTTTCCAAAACATTCTTCAAATATAATGACTGATAAAAATATAAATAATGTTTTTGATATATTAGTTCATATTTATAAAGGTGGATATAAAAACGTTATTATGGTTGTTGGCGCTGATAGGGTTAACGAGTTTGAATTATTAATGAAAAAGTATAATGATGTTAAGGCTAGACATGGATATTATAATTTTAATACTATTACTGTTAAATCTGCTGGTAGACGTGATCCAGATGCAGAGGGGGTGGTTGGGATGTCAGCATCAAAAATGCGATTGGCTGCCGCCGCAAATGATTATGATAATTTTAAAAAGGGAATTCCTACATCATTTAAGGGTGGAGAATCATTAATGAATGATGTACGTAGTGGTATGGGAATCAGTGAAGATATATATGATTTTATTGCAAATGATAGTTTGATGTTGTCTGAGTATTTTGATTGTTTAGATAGTTATAGTGTTATTGAGCAGACTCCTGATGAATTGTATAAATTTATTATATCAGAAGAATTATATAAATATAATAGTTATCTTGTGGAAATGTCTACAAAGATAAAAAACTTAAATGAATTAGATAAAATAGGAGAAAAGATATGTCGGTAGAAAAACAAATGCCACCAAGATGGGCTAAAGATGCGGTAGCGAGTCCTCAAGGTTGGAGACACCCAAGAACTAAGGAATTATTAGTTGCAAGACGTGGTTTGGTGGTTGATGAAGTTGTTGAGGTTGTTGAAAAGAAACCTGAACTTGTTAAGAAATCTAAACCTGTTAAGAAAAAGAAGATTGTATCAGAAGATAAGTAGATTTTAGTTAATATCATGTTTGAAGTTTTGACAAGCAAGAACGTAGTTATGTATCAGATGAAGTCGTATGTGAATTATAGTTGTTGTACTATGGACGAGTTTATTGATGATATGAAACGATTTGAATATATTAAACGATTATTTTATCGATATCATGTTAGAGATATTTTAAAAGAAAGATTGATATTAAATCATTTAATAGTGCTATATAATATATTAGAACCGGAATCTTGTACTAGATTATTATTTTTTAAAACTGATGTAGAATATTATTATATATTAAAAACATTTTTATTATTTATGGATAGATTGCCTAATAAGGTATATGGTATTGTGGGTGTTGATATAGATATTATTTCAATTGATATTGATAGAGATATTTTTTTAATTTTAAGGGAGTTGTAATGAGTGCAGTTATAGATGGGTTTATTTCTTATAGATTTTTAAGAACATTGACTACACCTTGGCATAAACAAGATGCTTTTAAACATGGGATTATTGATAAGAATGGTGTTGCTCTTAGGAAGTCTAAAGATTTAAATAAAACGGTGGAGAAGGATTCTTATACTTTATTGCATAGGTTGATTTTTAATTTAAAACGATTACTTGGTAAAATACCTGGTGGTAAAAGTCAAATTGCTTCTTATGTTGCGGCATTTGCGTTAATTAGAGAAAGTGAGTTTGATGAAAACACATCACGTATATTGAAATTATGTTTAATCGAATATGTGAATTCTATAGAATTTAAGAAGGTTGATGAGTTATTGTTAACTGAGGAATTCGCAAATTCTATTGGACCTATGAGTTCAAGTGGAGAGATTAGTAATTTTGCAGGTTTGGGAAAAACCCCACCATCCAAATTTGGTGGGTTTTCAGTATATCCTGTAACATTTAATACATATGTAAAATTGATGAAAGGTAAGAAGAAGTACGCGAGATGGAAGAATTATATGTCATCTGAAGAGGCCAAGGATGTTGTGATTCAGGATGACACTTATGGTAGTATGATGATATTATATAGACATAATGAGGTGTGATTTATTTAATATGATGTGAGGTGGTGATATGAGTTATATAGATAATTCTTATATTATGAGAATGTCTTATAAGTTTGATATGTTTGTAAAGAAAAAGGAGTCTCTTTATAATTTTAGGTGTCCTTTGTGTGGTGATTCGCAAAAGAATAAAGTAAAATCACGTGGATTTATATATCTAAAAAAGAATAATTATTTTTATATGTGCCATAATTGTGGTGCGTCAATGACTTTAAAGAATTTTATTAAAATTGTTGACAAACCATTATATGATGAGTATGTAATGGATTTATGGAAAGAAGGGAAATCCATATCTAATAAGAAAATCAAGAAAGAAGTTGTAGTTAAATATAACATGGATTTTTCTTATAAAACGGTAAGAAGTTTTAATTATGATAATGTGGTTAAACTGTCTGAATTAGATGAAAATCATACTGCATTGGAGTATATAAGAAGTAGAAAGATAACTAAATTAAAGTCATTATATTATTCCGATGATTTTAAACTTATGGTGGATTCTATATTACCGAAGAATACATATTCTTTGATTAGAAATGATTGCAGAATAGTAATACCTTTTTATGATGATAAATATAATTTGATCGCTATACAAGGTAGATCTATTGGTGATTCTTCTATTAGATATATTACTATAAAGGTAAAAGATGACACATTGAAGATATATGGTATGGATACGGTTGATGCTACTAATATAGTATATGTATTAGAAGGACCATTAGATTCATTGTTTGTTGATAATTCTGTTGCAATGGCCGGAAGTGATTGTGATTTGGATTTTTTTAAGAAGTTTAATGATGTGGTTTTTATATATGATAACGAACCTAGAAATATACAGATAGTAAAGAAAATGGAGAAGGTTATAGAACACGAATATGGTGTACTTATATGGCCTGATGAGATCAATGAAAAAGACATTAATGATATGATCATTAATGGTTATACGGAGGAAGGTTTACAAAAAGTTATATCTAATAATGTAAAATATGGATTATCGGCGAAGGCATGTCTTAATCAATGGAAACGATGTTAGGAGAGATTTATGGGAATTAAAGACGAACTCGACTTTTTAAAAAAAGAGAATGATGACTTAAAACATAAGATAAAGGATTTGGAATATGATAATGCAGAACACCAAGTAAAGGATGAGGTTTTATGGAATGCCATGGATAATGAATATAAGGGAATACAAAAACAGGAATAATATATGAATATAAGTGAACAGGGGTTGAAGTTATTACGTGATTATTATATGAGGGAGTATGAAGATACCCCAGAGGATGCATTTAAACGAACAGCTGACGCTTTTAGTTTTGATGATGAGAAATTGGCAAAACGAATATATTCATATGTTGATAAAAATTGGTTTATGTTTTCATCTCCCGTTTTGTCAAATGCACCAGAAAAGGAAGAACATGTGCGTGGGTTACCAATATCATGTTTTTTGGGATATGTACCAGACACATTAGAAGGTTTAATAGAACATACATCTGAATTACGGTGGTTGTCGGTTAAGGGTGGTGGTGTTGGTGGACATTGGTCGGATGTTCGTTCTGTATCGGATATAGCACCTGGACCTATTCCATTTTTACATACGGTAGATGCTGATATGACCGCATATAAACAGGGCATTACTCGCAAGGGGTCGTACGCTGCGTATATGGATATATCACACCCCGATATTTTAGAGTTTATGTCTCTGAGAATACCCACAGGAGATGTTAATAGGAAGTGTCTTAATTTACATCATGGTGTTAATGTTCCTGATAGTTTTATGGAAGCAGTCGAAGATGATTCGGTATGGGAACTTATTGATCCAAAATCTGGAGATCAAACCGACACCGTTATGGCTAGGGAGTTATGGGAAACTTTATTAGAAACACGTTATCGTACTGGCGAACCATATATATATTTCATTGATAAGGCAAATGACGCATATCCACAAACACAAAAGGATAAAGGATTGTTTTCAAGAGGTTCTAATTTGTGTTGTGAGATTACCCTCCCCACTAATGAAGAACGTACAGCGGTATGTTGTTTAAGTTCATTGAATCTTGAAACTTATGATGAGTGGAAAGGAACTTCTTTAGTAAAAGATTTAACTGTTTTTTTAGATAATGTATTAACTTATTTCATAGAACACGCTTCGTGCGAAATAGGTAAGGCCAGATATTCTGCTAGTCAGGAACGGTCAATTGGTATAGGTGCTATGGGTTGGCATAATTTATTAATGAAACAGTCTATACCTTTTGGTAGTCAATCTGCTGCAGAACTTAATGAGGAAATATTTTCATATATTAAAAACGAGGCAGTTGAACAATCATTGGAATTAGGAAAACAATATGGTGAGTGTCCTGATATGATTGGTACTGGAAGAAGAAATGCTAATTTGTTGGCAGTTGCCCCTAATGCAAATAGTTCAAGTATTGCTTCAACATCTCCATCTATTGAACCTATAAAGGCTAATGCATTTGTTCATAGAACACGTGCTGGGAGTCATTTGATTAAAAATAGATATATTAAGAAATTGTTGATTGATTATGATAAGGATAATGAATATATATGGAATTCTATTATTGCTAATAATGGTTCTGTTCAACATTTGGATTTCTTAACGTCACATGAAAAGGAAGTATTTAAAACGGCAATTGAGATAGATCAAAATGCAATTGTTCGTTTGGGCGGTCAACGTGCAAAATATATATGTCAATCTCAAAGTTTGAATGTATTCTTTCCAGCTGGTGTTGATAAGAAATATTTACATGAAGTGCATTATAATGCGTGGAAATTTGGTAATAAGTCGTTATATTATTTAAGGACAGAAACGTCGAATCGTACAGAAATCTTATCGGAAAAAATAGAACAGAACACTATGACAGATTATACAGAAACACCATCTGGACAAGAATTATTAACTGGCGTGAGGGGTGAATTTGTTAGTCAAGATAGTTGTGTTAGTTGTGAAGGTTAATTAAAATAGGAGAATTTATATATGGAACAATTGGGTAGAGTACGAACTTTAGAGAAAGATTGGCGTGAGAATGAACGTTGGTTGAATGTCAAACGTGATTATTCGGCAGAAGATGTTATTAGGTTAAGTGGTTCGTTTGATGAAGAATATACAGTATCTACCGTGGGTTCTAAAAAACTTTGGAAATTGATTAACGAAGATGGATATGTTAATTCTATGGGGGCTATAACTGCTGGACAGGCAATGCAACAAGTTAAGGCTGGTATTAAGGTTATATATTTATCGGGTTGGCAAGTCGCCGCTGATGGCAATTCGTCTGAAACTATGTATCCAGATCAATCATTATATGCATACAATTCGGTTCCAGTGATGATTAAACGTATTAATAATACATTCCGTCGAGCAGATGAAATTCAATGGAATAAGGGAAGAAATGATATTGATTACTTCGCTCCAATTATTGCTGATGCTGAGGCTGGGTTTGGTGGTGTATTGAATTCTTATGAGTTGACTAAATCTATGATAGAGTGTGGTGTATCGGGTATCCATTTAGAAGATCAATTATCATCTGCTAAGAAATGTGGACATATGGGTGGTAAGGTGTTAGTACCAACACAAGAAGCGATTCAGAAATTAATTTCTGCAAGATTGGCATCTGACGTTATGGGAGTGCCTATCGTTATTATCGCAAGAACTGATGCTAACGCAGCAACATTGTTAACATCTGATATTGATGTTCGTGACAAAGAGTTTGTTACTGGTGAGAGAACTGAAGAGGGGTTTTACCGAGTAAAGTGCGGAATAGATCAGGCGATATCAAGGGGATTATCTTATGCGGCGTATGCTGATATGTTATGGTGTGAAACTGCGGTGCCGAACTTAGAAGAGGCACAGAAGTTCGCTACGGCAATACACCAACAGTACCCTGGAAAATTGTTGGCATACAATTGTTCTCCTTCGTTCAACTGGAAGAAGAATTTAAGTGATGGAGAAATAGCACAATATCAACAAAAATTAGGGGAGATGGGGTTTAAATGGCAATTCATCACCTTAGCGGGTATTCATGATATGTGGCATTCTATGTTTGAGTTGTCAAAGGATTATGTTGAGCGTGGTATGACAGCGTATGTGGAAGGTGTGCAAGAACCTGAGTTTGCTTCGGTTAAAGATGGATATACATTTGCAAGGCATCAAGAGGAAGTTGGTGCTGGTTATTTTGATTCTGTTACAAATGTTATACAAGGTGGTAAATCATCTGTTACTGCTATGGACGGTTCTACTGAAGAGGAACAGTTTTAATATTATAAATATAATTTTACTATTACAGTTGTAATATATGTTAACATTTCAAGAATATGTAACAGAAGCTAAAAATACTCATATGACTCATATTGAGGATCTTGTCCTTGATGGTGGCGTTAATGGTACACGTGGTGCCATTAATGCTTTAAGGTCATTGAGAGATATGCTGTCTGGTAATTCTAATACTTCACATTCAGTGACTGTTAAGTGGGATGGCGCTCCTGCTGTGTTTGCTGGTATTGACCCGACTGATGGCCAGTTTTTTGTTGCAAAGAAGGGTATATTCAATAAGAACCCAAAAGTATACAAGTCACATAGTGATATAGATGATGATACTTCTGGTGATTTAGCTAGTAAGTTAAAGATTGCATATACTGAATTAAAGAAACTTGGTATTAAGGGTGTTATGCAAGGTGATATTATGTATACTAATTCTGATCTTAAGAATGAAACAATTGATGGTGAGTCGTATGTTACCTTTCATCCTAATACGATAGTATACGCTGTACCAACATCACAGGCTGGTTCTATATTACAATCAAAGATAGGTGTTGTTTGGCATACAAAATATACTGGTGATTCTTTCGAGAATATGTCTGCATCATTTAATATTAGTATTCGTGATTTTAAAAAGACTTCAAGTGTATGGATGAGAACTGCTGATCTTACTGATTTGTCTGGTACTGCTACTATGACTAAATCTGAGACTGATATAGTTACATCACATTTATCTGATGCTGGTAAGATATTTAGAAAAATATCTGCAACAACATTAAATGATGTTTCTACCAATTTAGTTATTAATCAGTTGATTAATACGTTTAATAATACTAAAGTTAGGTCACAAGAGAAGATTACAAATACTAGAAAACATACAGATGAACTTATTAAATATATTTCAGATAAGTATCAAAAAGATATTGACAAATTGAAGTCAGATAAAGGTAAAGCTAAAAAGTCGAAATCAAGAGAAGATGTTTTAAGTTTCTTTTCGGATTCTAATAAAAAGAATTTAAGATTGATGTTTGAGTTACAAAATCATTTAGTTGATGCCAAAGAGATTTTAATAGATAAAATGGAGAGTGTGTCTGATATATCTACCTTTGTAAGAACTAAGAATGGATTTAAAGTATCTGGTTCAGAGGGATTTGTGGCAATTGATCGTGATGATAATGCTGTTAAATTGGTTAATCGGATGGAATTCTCTGCAAACAATTTTTCAAAAGATATAATAAAGGGTTGGGAGAAATGAAATCATTTAAGAATTATTTAATGGAAAGTGGCGGAGCTGCAGCTGGTAAACTTGAAGTTGTTACTACGTCTTTAGAAGTTGCAAGGGAATATGCGTTATCTAAACTTCCAACACTAGATAAAGATATTCCAGATTTTGATAAGAATTATGTTTTGGCTCAGAAATTGGCATATAAAGGTAATACTAAAAGAAAGGATATGCCTGTTATAACATCTAAAGATATTGATAAATTTCAAAAGAGATTGTCAAAGGGGAAATTGGATATAATAAAACCATTTTCTAAAGATACAGTTCCGTCAAATCCATTTCCAGAAGGATTATCAGGTGATAAGGCTGATAAGTTTTTAAAGGCTGGGTTAAAAAAGAATGATGGTAATGAACGTGATGATGTGGTAAAAGTTACACGTGATAAAATCTCAGCGAAAGATTTAACTCCAATTCAGGATCAAATATATTTTGATAAGGGTCTTGGTACTATAGCTAAGAATGGTGTTAATGGGACTATAAAATTATTAAATTCTAAAGTATTAATAGTATCATCCGATAATCGTATTATTGATGGACATCATAGATTTTTATCTGCTATATTGTTAGATAGAAATATGAAACTTAATGTTTTAAAGATTAGTTTACCGTTAGCTAAGTTGTTACCATTGGCAGTAGCTTATGGTGATTCTATAGGTAATAAACGAAATCAATAATATGAAGATTAATAAATATTATGAGTATATGGAGTCTGATAAATATAATTTAGAAAAGGAAATAGGATATTATTTAATGTATTCATATATGTTTACTCATCATCCAGATAGTAATAATATATATTCGGAGATAAGACATTATGAGGTGATGAAACATTTATATGACAATTTTGATAATTTACCAAATCATGTGGATAAGTGTTTATTGAAACGTGAATTTTTAAAGGAAGGAAAAGTATTAGAATATAATGAACATGTATACCCAGATACGGTAAAGACATTTGCATTATATTTCTCTGTGAATCCGACTAATCTGTAGGAGTGAATATGAGTAAAGATGTTATTGAGTTGTATCATTGTACTGATACA